GAATGGTAGCCGGATGGTCGCGGCCGCCGATCAATTGACCGACAACAATGTCGCAACCCTCAGCCGCGATGTCCGAACGCGCCGGCTCACAGGAAGTTGCATGACCATGCCGGCCCAATTCATCCAGCGGTTGACGTATACGGTAGTAGCCGCCGCCTTCGTGCTGGCGGGCGAACCCCTTAATCTTCAAGGGATTATTCGGAAACTTTGGGCGGCCGGCCGCGCTTGGGTGCGGTGCGTTCCTCACCCTCGACCGGAGCTACAGCGCGCTCTTCCTTGAGGTCCACAACCGGCTCTGCGTAGTGCAGTGCGCAGTAATGGGCGCCCCGCTCGTCGGGAACTTCGACGATATCGCCGGGCTTGCAGCCATCGATGATGTTCTCAAACGTGCCAGAGACACCGATCTTCATGCGGACGCGCAAGGCAACTCCCTATTTGTTCGAAAATGTGGCGGTGGGCTGAGGATCGCCCAGCCCACCGCCAATCAGTTAGGACGCCGCGGTGGCGTACGTCTTAACTGCCGAGGTGTCGGCAAGGACACCGTCGGTACGGTAAAGCGCCCGGAAGCTGATCAAATCAGTCCCGAAAGCGTACTCATCACTACGCTCGAAACGCAGCGGCGTGACGTCGCGGATGAAGTACCCGCGGAAGTCACCGAACGCGATAACCGCCTTCGACGCCGCGGTCATCTGCGGCATGTGCGGGTCAGGATAGACCGGGCGGCCCAGGATGGTGTCGGGCTGGCCGGCGACCAGAGCGGGCTGCCAAAGGTACTGGCCGGTGGTGTCTTTCAGCTTGCGGACCACCTTGACGCTGGCGTCATGCATGATCCACGAAGCCCTCGGACGGTACTGCGGAATGATGCTGTGATACAACTCCACCAGCACGTCAGCACCAGTGATGGTGCCTCCGGTCGGCAGACCAGTCAGCGAACCGGTGCCGGTAGCGGCCTGAACCGCAACAGTGGCAGCACCATCGAACCCGGTGGGCTGCGTGGTGCCGGTACCCGTGACGTAGGCGGTGTCAACTGCGACACCGATCAGCATTCCGGCCTGGCTGGCGACGAAGCCCTCCACGTCGAAGCCCTCATCCGCCAACAGTTCATGGCTGACCTGAACCAGGACACCGACCTTGTAGGCGCCTAGCGTGACGCTCGACAGGGTTGGGTCAGCTGCGGAGATGGTGCCGCCCTCAGCGGTCCACTGCGCCGTACCGTAGGCGGTCGCGCGGGGCACAACCAAGTTCTCACCAGAACTGGTCGAGAACACGGTCGGGTTGGCCTGCCGGATCGTCGAGGTGTCGATCAGGTAGCGGTACAACTGCCCAACGAACGACGTCGGCAGCGGCACATTGGAGTCGAGCAGAGTACGTTGCTCAGCCTTGTTTGTCGGCCAACTGATGTTGAAACCAGCACCCTTGGGGGCGTTGGCCAGCTTGCGGATCTCGGCGCCGTAATCGATAGCCGGAACCTCGCGCGGGGCGACACGCTCATCAACCTTGCGCTTCTCAACTTCTTCCATCGCCGCCGCAGCATCCGCTTCGCGCTGCTCCGTGGTCAGAATGGTCTTGATACGCTCATCCAGCTTGGTCAACTCTGCGTTGCCGTCATCCCACTGCCGGTCTTCCTCGGCGGTCATGGAACGCTTCTCGCCGGCAGCAGCTTCGGCCACAGCCTTAGTCTGCTCCCAGACGTTCAAACGCTGCTCGCGCAGCTTTTTAACCAACTCGCTCATTAGCGAATTTCCTTTCAAAATTGCTTGATGTGAGCGAGGTGGTCTAGGGCCTGCCTCAAAACGGAACGCGCGTGACTACAAAGCAACCCCCGGTGGACTCGGCCTGCCGGAAAAGCTTTGAAGGTTAAAGAATTTAAGCGGTCTTGCCGATAGGGTCATCCGCGCGACGCGCAAGAATCTCCATCAACGCCGAAGGCCCGAACTTGCCGACCATCGCCGGCGCCTCCGGCTCGGTCTCGGGTGCCGGGGCGGTGCGGTTGTCGGTACGGATGAAGAAGCTACGCAGCTCATCCTTTTGAGCCTTAGCGACCACATCCTCAAACGAGGCATCCATGTGCCGCGCCAACGAGCGCAAACCCACGGTGGCGTCAGGGTAGGCGGGATTGGTCACCGGGGCGACATCGATCAGCCTGGCAGACACCAACATCCGCACCGGATAACCAGACTCATCGTGACCCCACGCATCCTCATAAGCCTGGAAAGCGAAAGATGAGTGCGCAAGGTCGCGGCGCTCAGTCATCTCGTAAACGTCACTGCGGCACTGAGGCACATCGACCTCATAGGACAGCCCGTTGTGGTCGACGTCAACCCGACACGTCCCCGACCGGGTAGTCCCCAGCAGATAGTCATCATTGTGGTTGAAACGGCAAACCACACCAGGAAAACCATCCGAGCGGGACTTGTTGAAAGTCCGCGGGTCCAGAATCTCATGGAAGCCACCAAGATTCACGCTGCGCTTATTGAACACCGCAGCATAACCGCCGATGGTGCGGCGCTCCACGCTACGCACCTCGAGCGGAGAACCCTTCGTCTCGAAACCGCGGAAGCTGCTGACATACAGCCGCTCAACCTCCGGGGCGCCCTTGGCGTCATGGCCGCCGAAGTTCTGAATGCGGTCGCCATCATTGTCTACCGAACGACCACCGTCACCGGCCAACTCCACCAACGCATCCGGCGGCGTTTCCTTGAGTTCGTTCTTGTAGAGCTTGACCAGTTTGCGCGCCGCAGCAGCCTTGATCTCAGCGGAGACACCCTCAACAGCGTGGATACGCCCGGCCGCAGCATGAACACCGTTACGGTTCACAGCGCCGTCGGGCTCCTTCACCGGCAGCTTGAAGCGGTCTTTGCTGTCGGGGTCGCCTTCGCCTGTATCAATCAGCGCGGCTGCACGCCACTGCTCGGGTGAATACGCCGATTGCGGGAAGTCCCAAGGCTTGTCGCTGACAGCCATATCTGCTCGTTTCCTTATCTGGGCTGCGCCCACGGCTGCGACCCGTTACTACCGATAGGGTCCACCGGGCGCCTCGACAAAATGTCCATAAGCGCCACAGGACCGAACTGGCGCTCACCCGCAGCGGTCGACGGAGGATGCTCACCATTGACGGCACCAGGACTTGACGGCTGCTCCGGCCCGGTAGCGTCAGGCTGGCCACCCGTAGGCGACGACGGCGCCGTCTCGGGTTGACCATCCGGCCCCACAGAACCAGCCCCCGGACGGTACGGCGGCACAAGCTGATCCGGCGCAATCGGCGCCAAATCATTGCCGCCACGCACCTCGTCAATAGATTTCCAAGCCGGCGGATAGTAGCCGAGCGTGATCTGATCGACCTGAGCCTTCGTCAGCGGGTCCATCCGCAACAGCTCAGAAGTGTCGAACTTGACGAACGTCCCACGCGGGAACAGATTCGACAACGCCGCCTCAATACGCACCAACCACGGCCGCAACGAAAACGTCAAAAAGTTCAACGCGTTCATCGTCACCGTGTTATACGTCAGACTGGAACCTGTTTGGCCGCCCAACATCTCGGCTGGCAACCCGTAAATGACAGCTATATGGTTCGCGGTGAGCTGTGCAGTCTCCACAAAAGCCGCGTCGCCGGCCTTCATCTGAATCGGCGTGTAATCCCAATCAGAACCATGCACCAGCGGCTTACGCTGCGCCAGACGGCGAACCACCCGCTCAGTGATGATGTTCGCATCCTCACTGGAAATCGTCTGGTTGACATTCTTGAACACACCAGGAGGCGTGCCGCCATGCAGGAACCATGCCGAAGCGAAATCCTGCGCACCCAAACCAGCGTTAGCCGTCGTCTGATACGCGCCTATCGGCGACAACCCACGCACCTTGTAAGGCATCGTGAACCACGGAATATGGATGATGTCCTCGCGGGTCAACAACCGCCCCCGCCAATACCAACGCGGATTCATATAAGAACCAGGACCATCGAAACCCGACGTGTTGTAATCCACGCCCGTGTTGCTGTTGTAGGACGCATCGCCCTGGCTGCCGTCCTGAACCGTGACCTGTTCAGGGTTAAGCCACTCCACCATCGTCGGCCAGCCATAGGAATCGCGGTCAGTCACATAGCCGACCGCATCGCCCCACAGCGCCATCGAATGCACACACCGCTGCAACCAGTCAAACAACGTGCCATGGATCGACGGCTGCACAAACAGACTCGGCGTCGGACGACGATTCCACACACCATCCTTACCGACCGTGTACAGCGCAGGCGTCAACGCCGCAATATTGTCAGCCAGAATCCGCGCAGCACCGAACACCGGCACAAGCGACAAAGCACGCTGAACACCAACAGCCACATAGGGCGGCGGGCCTCCGGTGTCCCATGGCCATCCGGTGAACGTGCGGGTTTCTTCACCCGCAAAAGCTTTCGCCCTGCGGGTGAACGGCCAGATAGCCATTTAGTGGATGTGTCGGTCTATCGTGGCGTGGTCGGTGGCCTGGAAGTTGTTGTTTTCTCCCATGCTGTCAAAACCGGCGTGCGACGGCAGATCCGGTGCGCTGCCCTCAAACTGCGCGTTCGTCGCGCCATCCATCAGAGGATTCGTCATCAGAGCATCGTCGCTTCGCCGAGACCATCGATGCACTCAAGACCGGTGACCGACGGAGGCGCCGGATTGCCACTCGGCAGGCTCGACGGAGCCTCGTATTCGTGGTGCTCAACAACATTCGCCCGCGGAGTCGGCGCACCATACCCACCCGGAACAGCGTCACCGCCGGCGTCGGGAACCCTTACCATGGCCATTTTGCGAGATTTCCTTTCCTACCAAACACTTTCAAGCGGGTTATAGTCAGCAGGCTGCAACGACCACCGATAGAACGCAGCCGAACAAGCCACCAACGGCGAAATATCAACAGACTGATCACGGCGATCCCACACCTCGGTCTCACCCGTATACCGAGTCCGCGCATTCACCAAAGCCGTATCAAGCTCGCCCTGACCTACATGAGCGACCCGCCTAGACTTGACCGCCTCCTGAAACGCGGCACAAGCCGCGCCCATGTCCTGCGCCGTCAACTTCTCGAAAACAATCCCAAGCTGAACAAAATCAGGCTGAAGAGCCTTAGCCTGCCCAGACGTCACCAAAGCAACCTCAGTGATCTTCCGCGCAGCAGCCAGCTCGGCGACCTTCGGCGCCACCCAATCCGTCCCCGGGGCGGAATGACACAACACCAGCGTTGTATCGTCAACGGTTTCCAACTTGCCGGCAATACCGATACACGACCACTTACGGTCAGGCGCAACATCAACCACCAAAGCCGCCCGCAGCGGAGGCTCCACATCCGGCCGGCAAAGACGCGACCAGGCCGCCATATCGAACACACGCAGCTCGTTAGAATCCCAGATCCCCAGACCCTCACGCATCCACGAATCAACAGTCAGCTTCTTACGCAGCCGCATCATCGACGTCAACGGAGTCCGATGCGGATAACTAGGATTCGCCTTCACCCACTGCCCGCGGTCATCCGGGTCCGACCCCTCATCGGCACCGCACTCAATCCAAACCAAATCCGTCGACTCACCGGACAACGCCTCAGAACGCATCCGCTGAAACGCCTCAGACTGGTCCTCCGGCTTCGGCGGCGTACCCATAAACAACGGCAACGGATTCAAGGCCGTGTTCATCGTCGCGATCATGTCATCCAGCGCGCGATCACCAAGCTTCTGCGCCTCATCGAAAACCATCACATCAACATCAGCGAACCCACGACCAAAGCCACGCTCACGAGCACCGAACAAGATACGCGACCCGTTAACGAAACGGACCTCTTCATCGCCCGAACCCTTGAACACATCCCTGATGTAAGGCTCAATCTTCTGCCGCCGCGCAAAACCCTGCATCGCCAAGAAGGTTTCGCCCGCAGTCCGGGTATGGTGCGCCGTCCAGATCACCGTCAACCCCGGATGAAGAATGCACAACGCGAAAGCCATCGCACCAATCAGATACGTCTTACCAACCTGGCGCGGCAGCGACATCCCCACGCCGCCAACCGTCGCGGCATACTTACCGTCCGCCGTCTTCGACAAAATCAGCCGACCGGCGCCGCGCTGCCATTCATCGAAGCCAATGCCCATATCCCGGCATTTCGCTTCGACAGCCGGCCAACCAGTGGTCTTTATCTTCGCTGGCTGGACGACATGCCGCGCGACCTCAGATAGTCTGCCCGTCCCAGGGCGCATCGGCTGAATCGCCATCTTCCTCTGACTGCTGACGGGCACGTTGGTCGATAATCTCGATTTCCTTCGCAATGTCCTGAAGACGCCGAGTCAACGCCGCCAAATCCCGCGGCGGACAATCAGGGTCAGACACCGTCCGCGCAATCCGCTCACGCATCGCCACCAACAGATCGCGGTGAGAACCGCTAGCAGCGGCCTGCGCCACCGACCGAGGCCCCCTCGGCACCGATTCGTTCGCTTTCACCGCCCGCAGGCTCGGTTTCGCGACCATCCGGCAGCTCCTGGGGCTTAACTAGTTGAACTCTGGACGTTCGGTAATATCTAGGAGGCCACTTGGCGATTATCTGCGGATCGCCAAACCTCTTGGCAATGTAGAATGCGTTGGCCGCGCTCTTCATCCCGAAGTGGTCCGCAATCTTCTGCCAGCCAACTCTATCGGCGCGCATCTGCGCCGCCCGCTCGCCATCCTCTAGCCTGCTGCCCATCCCCTTCAGGCGGCATGAATAGCACTTCGTGCGTCTCGATGGACACCGTTCGCCACATGAGCAGTACCTGGTGACTGGACATTTAGACCTGAGTGACGCAGCCACATCCGCGTCTTCACACCAGAGAGATAACTGCCCCCGATAGTCGGAGCCATCTAGGGGACGTCCCGTATTGCATCTGCGGCAGATGATTCGCACATTGCCAATTGTGTGCGTGCCGCCAACGTTTAGCGGCACGATGTGGTCGAGTTCCTTACTATTGGGCAGGAATGGCGCATCCGTGAGCTTCGCGCCGCAGTCAGGCATTGGGCAATACTTGGCCCTGCGTCTTAACTGGCGATCAAAGTCAGGAGTGATGTCCCCCGATGCCCGCGGGCGACGCTGCTGGCGCCGAACGTAATTATTTCGGCGCACCCGAGCCTTACGCCGTATGTCTCGGCATATATCGCAGAAGCGGCCCGATGCAGCCGCCCTATTGGGAGTCATTTCGGAACACCCGGAACACTTCATCAAAGCCGGCTTGCGCCGTGATCGACGGGGATTCTTAGCTCTACATTTGTGGCAGACTAATTTCCCCACGGGGAGAGATCCCGGTCCGACATGACGCATGTCTCCGCAGTTGGAACATGGCCTTACGGACATTTATGCAGTTCCCCTCGAAATGCGAGCAGCGGGGGTCAGCCGCGGCTGCTTATTTGTGGGTGTTGGGAAAACGGGGTAAATATGAATCGGAGA